TACATTGTTAATAGCAGCAGCATTATTAAGATTATAAAGTGCTTGATAGCCAACAGCTACAAGATTAGATACAGTGGTGTTGGAGTAGAGGGCATCTCTACCTAAAGCTACATTAAATGAACCTGAAGTATTTAATTTTAAAGAATAAGAACCTAATGAAGTATTGGACTGTCCAGTAGTGTTTGTTGTTGAAGATTCACGACCTACAGCAGTATTACTTCCTTGAGTATTATATCTTAATGCTAAAGCACCAACCGCAACATTACCTCCACCAGTTGTTGTTGTAACTAATGTTCTATCACCAATAGCTGTATTGTATCCAGCAGTTGTAGCAGAATTTAATGCAGTATATCCAATAGCAACATTATTTGTCCCGCTTAAACTTCCACTATCTAAAGCATCAACACCAAACGCTGTGTTAGTAGATACGGCATTAGCACCTTTACCTACAGTGAGTCCGTTGATGGTTGCATCGTTAGAGGATACAGTTAAGCCACCACCTAATGTTAAGCTATCACCACTGACACCTGTTTGGAAGTCCTTGAGTTGTGCCATTAAAGTACGAATGGCGTTGTTTATGCCACTGGGCGCACAACCTTCATCAATATCAATACTGTTGATATCGGTGTTTAAGTTAGCACCTGCACTTGTAGATGAATAATCTGAAATTTTAAGTTTAGCCATATTAACCTCTTATGAATTTAACCATGTGTTAGTTGATTGAGTTTTTGTTGTCCAATTAGGTGCATCTGGTGATACGTCTATCCAAGATTCTGCTCCTGCTGTTTTTGTTGTCCATGTGTCTGTAACCGGACTAACATCTGCCCATGTTTCTGCACCTGGTGTTTCGTCTGTCCAGTTTTTACCAAATATATAAGCATTACCATTGACCGTAGTAATGACTGTTGCATTGCCAACCATATCTGCTATGTAGTAAGCAGAGCCAGTGACTGTTGCTGTTCCTGTTGCTGTGCCTGATGTATTAAATAATACACCTGCAAGCCCTGTAACGGTTGCTGTTGCTGTTACATCTCCTGTAACGGTGCGTAAACGTATACTATCAGAAGATGCTGTGCCTGATGCGGTAACTGCACCATCTACCAGTCTATAACGAATGTCATTACCAGTAACGGTTGCACTTGCTGTAACGCTACCTGCTCCATCAAAGATACAGTTTGCATCACCGGTTACTGTAGCATTGGCTGTAACTGCGCCATCTACTAATCTTACACGAATACTGTCTGAAGAAGCTGTTGCATTAGCAGTAACGTCTCCAGAGTTAAATCTAATTCTTAATGGTGTTGCAGAAGCAGTGCCTGTAGCGGTCACTGCTCCGTCAACGAGTCGATAACGAATACTGTCTGATGATGCTGTAGCTGTTCCTGTGACATCGCCATCCATTCCCCTAATGGCAAATGCACTTGCATCTAATGTAGCATCTGCGGTAATTGCACCTGTATTATATAGAATACAGACGTTAGGGTCTGTCCATACACTACTATCGAGTGAAAACGCTAGCGAATCTAAGTTGCCAAACTCATCGAGTTGTTCTAGCGTAAATGGCCCACATACGTCAGCTGGCATTTATTAGTCCAGTGTAACTGTTAAGCTACCAGTGTCTATTTTTAGAATATCGCCAGTTTCAATAGTTTTACTTGCATCAAAGGCACTATGATATAAAAGATTGCCTGTTGTTAAAGCATCCCAAATGCCAAAGTGAGTGATAGTTCCCCAGTTTGCTGTGGCTTGGTTAAACTCAATCGCTGCACTGTTTTGTGTTACACCACCAGATGGTGCATCAAATGTACCTGCTTCACGAGCATAAGAACCACCAGATACTTCAGTGCCTGTGCCATCATCAAGAGGGTCAGCAGTGTGTAATGATACATATACAGCTGCTGGTGACGTATATGTTGTTGCTCTTAATGTAGCGTTAATTAACGCATTTTCTAAAAAATCGGACATTTCAGCCATAATTTAATTCCTTATCGAGTTGTTACGTTGAGAGATGTATTAGGGTATTGTTTGCCCTTATCATTCTTCATGATGTCTGTTATTGCTCTATCATACAGACTTGCCCATGTTGCCATTCTTGCGTCATTCATAAGATATGGTTCTGCTTCTGCTAATGATGCGTATAGCAGTGCATCTGGAAAGTTTGCAAGATAAATATTACTAGGATTTGACGCAGAGATGAAATCAGGTTTTGCAAAGTAAAGCATTTCTAGCGTATAGGTGCTATCAGGCTTTGGTGCAAACTGAAACTCCTGGTCAATTATCGAATAGTAATATGGTTTACCTGAGTTAGTGCTTTGTTTGTTTCTAAAGAATAAGTCAGGTGTTTGGTATTCTATAGTTACAGGCGGATTACCTTGTAAATGTACTTCTTTTGTTTCTAAAAAGTCAGCAGGTAATGCTACTGTTCCATCGCCACCTGTTGTGCTTGTTGTAGCTACCTTTAACATTTCTGTGACTCGTAAATCTCTGGTCATACGATATTGTGCCATCGTAATAAAGTCAGGGATTTGTGTAGATAAATCATCTCTCGCAAGATAATTACCTATCACCGTCACAAGTGACGAATAATCTGTAAAAGCCATTTAGGAATCCTTATTTGTGTTTAACGAATACAATGTAACCATTATCCATAGCAACTTCTCTAACCATATCAAACCTCTGTTTAATTTTAGGTTGCCACCATGTATAAGGTTGTTGTATCAGATGTGCGTTTCTACCATCTGGAAGTGTTTTTATTGCTGGGCCTGTATGAATTGTAAACAGACCATATTTAATAACAACTCTTTGTAGGTCATCGAGTACATTATCTATTAACTCAGGTTCTATGTGTTCTAGAACGTCTATACAAGTTACAAATTCGCATGGTTCAGGTTCATCATCGTAATCAGGATTACTAGGTTCGTATGCAGTGTAGTTAACTTCTTCTTTCATACTATCTCGTAGTCTGAGTTTACCTGCGCCATAGTCTAGTAAATCTTTTATTTTGAATTGTTTGACAATGTCATCAACAATAGGTGCAAAGTAAGTAGATGCTACACCATAGTTAGGGTTCTCATGCAGTTTGGCCTGCATTTCCCTGTATTCTTCAGATATTAACTGACTCAATGACTTGTTTCCATGTTTTGTTGTCTTGATACTTTAATGTCATATGTCTATACCAGGGCATACTAGGCTGTGCATATCGCCACTGATGCCATTTTGGTACTAAACAGATAGTCTTAACACCTAGAGCAGCTGCACAGTGTTGTGCTGTGGTATTTACACCAATCACTGCATCGAGTTCAGCAATGAGTGCTGCTGTGTCATCATAATCAAATGATTGCGTGGCAAATGGAAAATACTTCACCCCATCTATCTTCTCATCTACCTCGTAATCTAATGAAATTAAAATCAAGTCATCACGACTTAATAATGATTCTAAATCATCTTGTGTTAATTTGCGACCTTTTTTATTAGTATGTCTCATACCACCATGTGTGGTAATACCAACGACTGTTTTCCCCCAAGAGTCAAATAATGCTCTCCACATTGTTCTGCGTTCAGGGTCTGCAACTAAATAGGTTTCACGAGGAAAGTCTTTAGAGTCATGTCTAAAGAACTCTGGTAAACCACCCATTCCACAACGATGGTCAAACTTCTTATCTGCTAACCATTCTGGATGTTCTTCTTTTCTTGTACCATGCACTTCCGCCTCAGGGAAGCTCCGTCTAAATAAACCTTCGAGTTTTGGGTCGCAGTCGATATAGACCTTATTACTAATAGCGATAGCATCAGGTAAACAGCTACCAAAAAATATCTCATCGCCTAAACCTTGCTCTCCATAAATAATAATATCTTTACCGGCTTCACCTTCCCATCGTGTTTCATCACCATAGTGCCATTCTTTTCTGAACTGACCACCTAGTGATTTACTCCACTCTTTCCAACCTTCTTTCCATCGTCCTTGTGCCAGGTAACAATGAGCTAAATTCATTTGTGCATTTTTATCGTTAGGGTCACATTCCAATGCCATCTTGCATGATTCTTCTGCATCTTTCCATTGTGAGATGTGTACTAAACTTGCTGCGCCATTACTGTATGCCATTGCATAACCGTTATCTATTTCAGCAGCTTTTAGAAAGTATTTAATCGCTTCATCATAATTACCTAAGTCATGGCAAGCACGACCTAAGTTACACCATAATGATTTGTTGCCTGGATTCTCTTGTAATGCACGTCTAAAGAACTGATAAGCCATTGCCGGTTTATCACCCATTAACCAGGTGTATCCTAGGAAGTTTAATGTTGCTGCATTATCAGGATGTTCTTCTAAGACAGAATTAATAATAGGTAGAGCATCTTCATATCGCTCTTGTTGCAATAAGTCTTGTATTGCTAATTGTATGTTCTGTAATTCTTGCTTATCCATGCTTCTTTGTTGTTGTCTTGAGCCAAGGATAGTTTTCGTTAATTTCTTTCATTAACTCTTTTGTTTGGTCTTTATTGTAAATGTCTATGCCTTTTGCTTTCAATTGCATTTCTACAATTGGGGGGATGCTTGCATAGTGTACCCATGATTCTTTAACACCTTTGTTCCATATTTCAGGATTGTTTCTTGCTATCTTTAATTGTTCTATTAAAGCCGTAGGGTCTTGCACACTGTGTATTAAGTGTTCATCTTTAACAGGGTCATAATCATAATATTGTATGATTCCTGTGTTTGGGTCTTTATCAAATAATATGGCCATAATAAAAATAGGGGGTAGTTGCCTACCCCACTATTGTAACATTAAATGCTATTAAGCACCAACGCCTTGTACTTTAGCATGAGCATCTGGGTTATTAACCACTAATGCGTATTCTGCTGTCATTAAGTACTTAGTAGAGTCACCAGTTTTAGCTAGTTCTTCTTTTGTGATTGGACGTAAAGATGCAACTGACACATAACCTGGGTCAACGCATAATACAGCTTCATCACGCATGAATCTGTCTAATTTAACTGTGTGGTTACCGTAGTCTGAAACATACACGTCAGCTGCTGCTGTAATGATTGCTTCTGATGTACCGTTTACCATGTGACGTTTTTCAGCGATACCTGCAAAAGCTGAGAATAGCTTTTTGTTTGCAGATGACATTAGGATAGTTGTTGGCTCACCACCGTCTAACCATGCTAATTCTAATGCTGATTTTAAGTCTGCTTCAATAAATGTACCTGCTGTACCATCTGTTGGAGCTGCTACAACGCCAGCTGCAAAGCCAGGTGTAGTTGCTGTAGATGCTGCAGTAGTTTTAACGCTGTTGCCAGCAATCCATGACTCTAGACCTGCTGAAGTTCTAGCTGTACCTGCGCCACCTGCTGATGATGCTTGGTTACGTACTAAAGCAAATTCCATGTCACGTTTAAGTTCTTTACCAGCTTTCATTAACTGATAAGCAACTTCTGATTTACGGCCATACTTTTTAACAACATCGTATGTATTAGAGATGTTTACAGTTTTACGAGAAATCTGTGTGTAGTTACCTAATACAGTTGTTGCTGCTAAAGTAGCGTATGATGCGTCATCACCTTCAAGCTGAGCGTTAGTTGCCGCAGCTGCTAATACATCTGTTTGCCATTGGTGATATGTTTGACCTGCTGAGGTCTTTTTAGCCATTGATAACAATGGTGTTTCTTCAGGTGAAATATCGTAAATTACGTCTTCAAACGATTCTGCGATACCAGCACCTGTATAACTATTGGTTGCTGAAACTGCCATGATTTGTTACTCCTTAAATCATATTTTCTATTAATTTAGATGCTAGTTCTGAGCTACCTGTTCTACGTAATTGCTCACGCATTTTTTTGGTACTAGAACTAACTGCCTTTTTAGGGTCTTTTGATCCTGGTCTCACTACAGGCTTGGCACTAGCGACCTTTTTCTTCGTTACCGAATTTTTACTTTTTAGTTTTCGCCATTGCATAGCATCGTGCAACACTCTAACGTGTCGAGGGTCAATGATTGAATTCAACTCTGCATCAGTAAATCCATATTCTTTACCATTGGTAATAATGTCTTGGGTAGTCTCTTGACTCCAATTTGGTATTTCCTTGGCAAGAATTTCTTTACCTTTTGCGACTTGTTGTGCAATCATTTGTTGCTGTCTGTTCAATGCTTCTCGCTGTTTGGCTTCAAACTGTGAAACTGCTTCAGTGCGTTCTTTTTGCAACTGATTATATTGGAAGAAAAGCTTTTGTGCCTCCACGAAATCACTATCAGACAACTGCTGCCAGTCCACGTTCTGATACTGGGCTAGTTGTTGGTCTAGTGCCGTGACTTTCGCTACATCTTCGATTAACAAATTATTAAGTTGCTGTTGTTGCTGATACTGTCTTGA